GTTCTTGCTCCATTTGCTTCAGATTTGTTTGTAACAACATATTGTAAAGAAACAATGTTACCATCAGATACCGCTTGACTTAAAACACCATCACCAAAGTATACTTCAAACTTTCCTGTTTCTACTTCTTGTAAAAAGTATACTGTGCTTGCATCAGTAAGTTCAGAAATGTCAGTTGCTTTAGTATATGTTCTAGTAAAGGTATCACTTGCAGATGTTTGTACCTTTACGATAAGTGTTGTTGTGTCTGCTCTTGCGTCATCAATAATAAATCTTTGTTCTTCGTCAGAACTATCTACTAGATATTTTGATGTAATCCAAGTTCCTTCATAGATTGAAGTGCCATCAAAGTTTACACTAGTACCAGAGTTGTTTGATGTTATATCAGAGATTGTAACAAAGTTATAATTTGTACCATTTACTGTTGTTGTAAATGTCGTGCCAGCTGGCATTGTTCTTGATGATAACCCTGTTGTAAGAGAAATATTAACTGTCGCTTTAGGAGCTCGACATGAGGAAACTTCGTATCCTAATTTCTTTGCGTGTGAAACAACACTTGATCGTAGAGATGCACTATCCAAAAACATTTCGTTTGCAACCATGTTAGCATTGTAAGCCATGTAGTGTGTGTTGTATGCAAGTGTATCTAAAAGAACACTCATACCAGAACCTTCAAAGTCATAGTCGGTAAATTGATTCTGTGCTTTTAGAAAAATTTTCAGGTTGTCTTTAATATCATCAAAGTCAAGTTCTGTAACTCTAAGTCTTTTGTCGTTTACTGCCATTATCGTAATCTCTCTAACATTATGGATAAGTCAACTAATTCTGTGGGAGCATTAACGACATAAAATTCTATCGAAACTTCGTATGAGTTTTTATCCAAGTTTGGGTTTGCTGTAATACCTACTAATCTTACTCTTGGTTCAAAGTTATTAATTACATCTTCAATCTTTCTTACAAGTATCTGTGCTGTAATTGGAGTCATGTTTTCAAACAACATATCCCGAACACCAGAACCAATCTCTGGGTGGAATGGTTTTTCATAATGATTAGTTAATACCAGATTACGAACAGAACGCTTAACAGCTTTAATATCAGTAATGCTTTGAATATCATCATTGGAAGTTTTTTTTCCAAAGAACAAATCTATGTCTGAATATATCCTAGCACTACGTTTGCTATTATTGGTTGTTGTTGCATCAAACTGCGCCATCTGTAAGAACCCCTAGTTTATATACTATTTAGGAAATTTATTACTCGTCTTTTTTAATTCCTGCATCTATTTTTTCATTATATTCATAAGTTATTTTTATATAATCCCAAGTAACTTCTGCTAAGTCATATTGTTCGCCATCAAACGCAAATGAAGTAACGCCAGCATCCTGAACAATACTTACATTTAAAGCGGCGAGGTTTTTTGTGACATTATCCTTACCTTTCACCCCGCTCTTGATTCTTTTTAAATAAGCATTGGCCAGACTTAAACGATATATAAGACCTGTTGTTATTACTTTAGTGCCTGCGTCATTTAACCTGACTTCTACAGCACCAGCACTTAAAATCTTGGTTGGTATTGGGAAATATATTTCTTTTTCAATTACATCATTGTAGTACTCATATGCTTCTTCGTAACTCCATGTAATATCATCAATTGGTATATCAAAGTCTTTGTATTTTCTTGCTTTGTTAGCCACACCACCTACAGGTTTTCCATCTGGTGTTTTTAAATCCATTATTGCTCGAAATGCTGGACTAATATAGACAAGTGTTTTTTTGCCTTTTTTATAAGCAAATCCTTTTTCAGAATATCCCGAAGCACCAGCATCAGATTTTGTAGTAGCTGATACTTTAGTTCCAGCAGGTGTTGTTATCTTTGTTGATTTTTCAGTTATTTCATATGTGGTTTTATCTGCGTATGATGCAGTTGTAGATTCTAGTTCAGCCTTTAGTGCAGTTGCATTAACATTATCTGATACAGTTGAAACTTCTTCATCTATAGCATTTTCAAGTGCAGCCTTTACACCTTCTGCTTTTTCTAAAACCTCTCCGCCTGCTGCAGGCAATTCAAGATTAGGTACAACTCCACAAACATTTCCACCACCAGAAATAGCATCAGTTGCAGATGATACTAAACTATCAAAATCTTTTCCAGACTTAGTAAGGGTATCACCAAACTTTAATTTTAAATCATTGAGTTTTGATGTGTACTGTGTCAACCCCTGTGGAGTTGATATGTCAAAAGATATAAGACTTGTAAGTTCTGATTGAAAATTTAGATTTGGTAGTTCTGGTAAATCTGGAACAAGTCCATCAAGTCCTAATTTGACATCTGTAAGTTTGCTCTCAATAGCAGCCTTTGCAACAGATGCCTCTGCATTTATCTGTGAAGTTATTTGTGATTCTAAATCTGCAATCCTCGATGACGCAAGATTAAGTTCAAGACTTGCACCACAGAGATCGGGTATTTTAAAATTTGCCATCTATACTTTCCTAAGCGTTAGGTACATTTGTAGTTGCCTGTGTGTCACCATCACTATCTGCATCTTGAGTATGAGTATGAGTTGTAAGACCGATAGCAACACTAGACCCATTGTTTGCAATAAAGTTACTTCCATCACCAGAGAATGTAAATGTTCCAATGCCAGTTGATGTTCCAGTAAATGTAGTTTCTGAACCAATAGTCATTGCAGTTGCAGATTTCATATTTAAAGTCGTACCAGATTTGATTGACATAATACCAGAGGTAGTATCAATCGAAACATTACCACTAGCATTAAGTGTTAAAGTACCACCAGTTGTAGCTGCAAGAATATTACTCTTGGCGACCAACTTATATGTTCCGTTATTAATTCTTTGTTCATTACCTTCTGTGGTAACATCAACATCTTCCCCGATACGCCCCTTAACATTGTTTGAAATGTTAAATGCGTGATTCCCTCTTATTTCTTCTTCAAGGTTTCCACCGCCTGGCGAAGCACCTATCTTAACTCTTTCGTTTCCATGAATCTTACGAATAAAGTCACCACCCACTTCAAGGATATAATCTCCTGTTACATACTGACGAACATTACCTCTAACAGTAAGGTCTAATCCCTCTGCCTTACCTGTTGCGTTAATGTAAATCTTTTTGTTACCAGCTACGATTTCATAATCATCTCCAATAACTTTAACAACCTTTGAACCATCGGGGTGTACTTCTTCAAATGTTCCAGACTTGTGTTCTCTAAGTAGTCGTTCTCCATCAGGAGTATCATCTATTTCAAATATATGTCCAGACTCGCTTTCAAAAACATGATTGAAAGGATATGTCGCAGAAGTATATGGTGTTTCTGAGGAAGTAACAGATTTAGGATCTAACTCTGCCCAATCTTCTCGTGTTTGAGCTGTAGTTAATACATCTGATACTGTTCCCAAGTTTGGTTTAGTTGCAAGCGGAACACTTTCTAATTTTCTAAGTCTTCTTTTAAGTAAAGAACTGTGTGTTTCTGAATCAGCGCCTCTTGCAAGACGACTCACATCACTTTCTTGAATACCATGTCGTGAATGACCTAAACTTGATGAGGGGTATTTTCCGTTTGGATCGTTAAATCCTTTTTTTGGATCTGCAACGGCATCTGGATAGCCAGGCAAAGTACCCATTATGATAGGTTGTTGTTTTTGTATGGAATCAGAAAAGAAACCGACTACCCAACTACCTTCAACAAGAAAAGAATGACTGTTGCCTAGTCCTTGCATTGAAGGATCAGTAACAGGATGCATAACAGTTGCCCACGGCAAGTCTGCGGTTGGTATATCAACTAGATCATCTGTATGAAATCCAAGACAACGAACACGAACCCGACCAAGTTTAGATGGGTCGTTTCTATCTTCAACAACACCAGTAAACCATACGAATCCGTCAAGACCCATAAAGTAATTTTCAGACATGAATAAACTCCTTACATGTATTTATAAGGAAAGTTCATAATAAAAAAAGGTGCCGGTTAGAGGACTCGAACCTCCATCTTCTTCCGCCTGAAAGAAACTTTACCAAATTAAGCTAAACCAGCATTGGAGATCGAACTGAAATGTTTCCTGCCAACATGATGCGTGGTTCTACACTTTTGTTTGGAGGAACGTAATGACGAACAAGACCTGAGAATAAAATAAGGTCGCCTTCGTTTGGATATATTATTTGTTGTGCTTCGGGGAATATTAATGGAGAAGCTCCATCAGGCATACGAACATAGTAACACCAGCTATACAGATTTGGTGTATGATTATGTTCTTTGGCGTATTCACTTTTTGTATAGGACGCACCCCAACAACGTCTAGTATAAAGATCGAGGACATTAAAAGATTTAGGATGAATAGACTTTGCAACTTCAATTGCTTGATTGCAAATATTTTCTATCCGAAAGTGTTTAGAGTTTAAATCCCATTCAGTCATAGAAGCTTTTACATTCGTATTGTGTTGTTGCACATCACCCTGTTGAGTAATGATATCTGCTAGTTCATCTAAATCAGCAGAGATAGGCCTTTGCACAATAGGCAACTGCATACGAAATTCATAGGTTTCTTTCACGCAACTTTCCTGTTCTTTAACTCCACAAACTTTCTTCGTGTTTTTTCAAACTGTTTAAAAGGTTTACTAAAAATTATTTCTTCCTTTGTTCCTGTTTTGATGTAACCAACTAAGTGTCCTGCATCATTTATTATATAGGTATGATTAGGAACATTCAATTCTGTTTTATCCCATTTAGTAATTTCTTTAAGATAAGTCAAACTCATTTAAAATCCACCTCAATCATTCTTTGCATATGTTCGCCTTTCAAAGACTCACTAATACATTCAGACATTTCCCAGCTTTCTTCTGATCTATCAGATTCATCTACATCTGGTGCATCAGGTAAAAATGAGTCTATTGCTTTTAATAAACATTTTACTTGATCGACCTTTGTGTAAGACCAAAAGTTATCTGGAACTAGATACTCATATTCGGGGATCATAGGAAATCCAAACTTAT